GGCGGGACGCTCAGCTTCAGCCACATGCAGCACGAGCGGGACAAGTACAATCATCAGGGGCCCAGCTATCAGTTCGTCGGCTTCGACGAGCTCACGCAGTTCAGCGCCTCGCAGTATCGCTACCTCGTCAAGAGCCGGATGCGACGCCTCGCCTCCCAGTCGTGGCTTCCACTGCGAGCTCGCGCCGGCTCGAACCCCGGTGGAGTGGGCCACGACTGGGTGCGCGAATACTTCCCGATCCCGCACAACGGCGAGCTCCGACCGATGGACGGGAAGCTCTTCATCCCGGCGCGGATCGGTGACAACCCGTATCTCGATGGCGAGGAGTACGCCGCGCGCCTCAGCGACATGCACCCGTTCGAGAAGGCGCAGCTGCTCGCAGGCAACTGGGACGCCCGCCCTCCCGGCTCTCGCTTCAAGCGCGAGTGGTTCAAGATCATCGACGAGGCCCCTGTCGGCATGGAAGAGGTGCGCCGCTGGGATCTCGCCGCTACCGAGCCGAAGCCTGGGCAAGACCCCGACTTCACCTCGGGCACCCGCATGGGTCGCAATGTGAACGGCTCCGTCCGCTTCGTCGTGTCTGATGTGCAGCACTTCCGCGAGAACCCCGGCCCGACCGAGAAGCGCATCCTCCAGACAGCCCACCTCGACGGGCGTGGCGTGAAGATACGCATGGAGCAGGAGCCTGGAGCCAGCGGCAAGATCGTCATTGCGAGCTACGCCAAGCTACTCGAGGGCTTCGACTTCAAGGGCGTGTCGAGCACGGGCGACAAGGTGGTGCGATCGAACCCCCTTGCTGCTGCAGCCGAACGTGGCGAGGTTGCGCTTGTCTCCGGCCGTTGGGTCGAGGAGTTCTTGCGCGAGCTCGAGAGCTTCGGCGGGTCCGAGGGCCAGTCGCATGACGATCAGGTCGACTCGACAGCCGGCGCCCACACGGATCTGACCTACCGGCGAGGCGTCACCCCTGGCGATGCCGTGGCGATGATGGAGGGAGCCCATGCCGACGCTGCGTGAGCGCATAGCCGGCTTCCGACACGGGAGGGCTGCTACAGAATCCATCCCGTTCCATCCGTCCTTCGGGCAGCCCTTCCTGGGTGGACTCGGCGACCAGCCGTCCACGGGCGTTCTGCTGAAAGAGTCGAGGGGCGTGGCAGCCGCAGCGACCCGCGCCATCGCGAACCGAGTCTCCACCCTGAACCCGCTCGTGAAGGTCAGCCGGCGCCAGACCGAGGGCACGCTGAAGGACGAGACCCTCGACGACCACCCGCTTAAGTTGCTGCTCGACAAGCCGCATCCGAACTTCACGCGCTCGCAGATCTTCGGGCTATTGGCGTCGCACGTTCTCACTGTGGGCGAGGGCTACTGGCTCAAGGTCGGCTCGCGACTGGGAGTGCCCATCGAGCTCCACCCGATCCCGCCTGCCAACGTCACGCCGATTCTGGCGTCAGGCGTGGTCGAGGCGTACCGGGTCACGGACGGCGAGGGTCACCCGCAGACGCTCCCGGCAGACACGATTGTCCGCTTCTACATCCCTGATCCAGAGTCGCCGTGGAGCGCCGAAGGCTACCTCGGGCCGGCGGGTATCGTGACCGATTCGCTCAAGTTCGCGGGCCAGCATCTCAAGAGCCACTACCAGAACGATGCCACCCCGAAGACAGCGCTCCAGCCTGGGGAGGCCTCCGTTGGGTTCTCGCCGGACGAGGCGAAGCGCTTCGGGAAGCAATGGACGCAGCGCCACCACCGCATCAGCGGCTCTGATCAGAGCTCCCCCGCGATCATCCCCACGAACTACACGCTGATAGAGCTCGCGATGCAGAGCGGCGCCGACATCGTGCCGCTACTCGAGCACTGGACCGACGAGCAGTTGATGGGCTTCTTCACGCCGAAGTCGATCATGGGGAAGGTCGTCTCGGGCGACCGCTCGAGCGCCGAGACGAATCAGTGGGTCTTCGACCGCTACGCCGTACTGCCGATCGCTACGCTGATCACCGATGCCATCACGCTACAGCTCGCGCCCGACTTCGACCCGCGCATCTTCTCGCAGTTCGAGCCCTTCGTATCAGAGGACAAGGACTTCGAACTACGGCGGGATGAGTCGGATCACAAGAACAAGATCCGCAGCCCGCAGCAGATCCTCCGCGACCGCAACGCCGACCCCGAGGATGCGCCGTGGGGCGAGTTCCCTGTGGGCACCCTGGCCGAGAGCCCCTACACGGGCGAGGCGTTCACGTTCGAGCCGGACGTATCGGGAGCGATCGAGGACGAGGGCGAGGCTGTCGATCTCGACCCCGAGGACGAGGACGATCGCAGCCGGCGCCGCCTGAACCGAGCCGAGTGGTTCTCGCCCGATGCAGAGTGGGAGCGCCAGATCCACCGCGAGAAGAAGTACGTGCCCGTGATCCTGCGCCAGATGCGGACGATCTTCACCGCGCAGGAGGAGTCGATCATCGGCCGGCTCGAGGCCATCGACGCAGACCGCACCCGCATCGTCGGGCCCGAGATCTTCGACCCTGGCGAGTGGGAGCATCTGTTCCGTGTTCGCATCGACCCGCTCAGGGAAGCCGCCTTCCGCGAGATCCTCGGTGAGACACTGGCAGGGCTCGGCATCGACGAGTTCGTTTTCACCGATGAGATGCGGCGCTTCTTGAAGACAGAGGGCGCGCGCCTCGTCAAGCAGACTGGAGTCACGACCCAGCGCCGGATCAGTGAAGCGCTGCAAGTCTCTGCGGCTGAGGGCGAGGGCCTGAGCCAGCAGACGGCCCGCATCCGACAGGTCTTCAACGAGCGGCGCAAGAACCATGCCCGCACGATCGCCCGAACCGAGACGCTCAAGGCGAGCCAGAACGCCCAGCTGACGGGCTTCGAAACGAGCGGCGTCGTAGAGAAGAAGCGATGGAACACGGCCCGCGACAATGCGGTGCGGGACTCGCACGTCGCTACCGAGGGCCAGACTGTCGGGGTCCGCGAGGCGTTCCTTCTAGGCGACGGCGAGCCTGCAGATGCACCTGGAATCGGAGGCGGGGGCGGGCAGCTATCCGCAGAGAACACGATCAACTGCCGGTGCTTCATTACACCGGTTGTGGAGGACTGACATGAGAGCAGCGTTCGGCTCGTTTCTAGGTAGAAGGATCCTATCCACCGTCATGGGACTGGCACTGGTAGCGGTGCTGCTGGTGATCGGAGTCCGTGCAGAGTCGGCTCCGTTCACGTCGAAGATATTTCTCAGCGTGGCGGCCCTCCCCGACGTGAGCGTATTCAGCGGATACCACGTCCCCGGCAAGGGCAAGGCGAATCTATGGTGTGACATCGATCTCACAGCGATCACCGGCGGCGGCTCCGTACAGGCGAAGTTAATCGCCTGCTTGCCGGAGGAGATGTCCACCAGCGCCGGCTGCACCGACGAAACGGACGGGGTGATCTGGGCATTGGGGACGTCGCTGTCGGCGCCCGGAGTGGATCGCATCATGGTGCTCCCGGCTGCTACGACGGGCGAAGAGACCACGATGTCGGACGTCGAAATCGTGGCTCCCATCCTCCCGGTGTTCGGTATTCACATGGTCGAAACGGGGTCTACAACCCTGACGTACACCGTCCACTGCGCGTGGTGGTAAGGGGCCCAAGATGCAAGAACGCACGGCACGAATCGAACGAGCAGAAGGCGACGAGGCGGGGCGCTTTTCGATGGTACTCGCTACCGAGGGCGAGGCGTCGGACGGGGACATCCTGTCAATCAAGGGTGGCAAGATCCCGGCCCGGATGCCGCTGCTGCTGAGCCACTGGAACGACCCGACGGCCACCGCAGGCTCGGTCACTCATCCACAGAAGGAGCTCGGCACGAGCCCTCCCCGGCTGCGAGCGGTAGGCGAAATCGAGATGGAAGGCGAGGGTGGGCTTGCGGACATCCGTCGCGATGTCGCCTTTATGATCGACAAGGGCCACGTCGGCGCCGTCTCGATTCGCTGGGACGAGGTCGAAGGCGGCAAGCCCCCCGTGCGCCGCGTGAACCTGCCGAGCGATCACCCCGCGTTCATCAATGCCGAGACGGAGACCTCCTGGCGCAAGCGCTCGGGTCTTTTCTGGCCGCAATGGCGAGCGCTCGAGGGTTCGATCGTCGCACTGGGCGCAGACCCCGAGGCTCTCATCGGTCGGGGGCTCGAGACGAAGGGCCGCGTGCGGGAGTTCTGGAACGCGATGGCCGACGACGCGAAGGAACGCGACGACGGGACTGCTGACGTCAAGGCGGCGCTCGTGGCGCTGGGTCTGCACGTCGACGAGTGCCGAGAGATCGGCGCTACGCCGTCCGACATCCTCAACGCCATCCTGCGGAGCGACGGTAACGAGCTCGAGACCATCGAGATCGCCGGAACGTCCTACTGCCTGCCGACCGATGCGGTCGCGTGGATCGAGACCCGTACATCGACTGGCAACACACCTGACCCCGCAGCCGACGACGCTGACCAGCCCGTCGAGCCTGCGGATCCCACGCCGGAACCCGACCCGGAACCGGCGAGCGAAGCGGAGGCAGACCAGCCTTCCGTTCTCAGGCTCGATGCCGCCGAGGTGCTTGCACCCGTCGACCTCGGGCAGCTCGGGCAACTGATGTCCGATGCTCTTGACGAACACGAGAAACGAATCCAGCGGTATGTGACAGATCTCCTCGATCTGCGTACCGGAAAGGTTCCAAGATGACTGACACCAACCCGACCGCAGGGACGCCCGATCCGGCAGAGCCGGACGATCGCGTCCTGGCGCCCATCGCGGCGCTCTTCAATGGAGTCCTCGAGAAGCGAGAAGGCGCGATCCTGAAGGGGATCGAAGACCAGATCGCCCTCCTGGCCGATACGCCCGAGCGACAGGTCGCAGGCGTTATCACGCCGGACGGACCGGTCGAGCAGAACCGAGGGACGATCGTGTCCCTACGCCAGCCCACGGACGGGCTTTACCGTGAGCTGCACACGCGCCAGCCTCACCTGAAGGAGCACCGCACTGCCGACCTCGATCACTGGAACGCCGAGTGGTTGCGGGGCTATTTGCTCCACGACACCATTCGAATGAGGATGGCCACGGCCAAGTCGAACGAGATCATCGGGCTCCGGGCGACGACGCTCGGTGGCGTTCTCGCTGTCTCGGATCCCACGGCGATCACGGACGGCACGGGCGGGCACGTTCTGCCCCAGGCGTTCTCCGACGTCGTGCAGATCGCACGGCAGGCGGCTGCGGTGGTCGCTCCGCTCTGTCAGAACTTCACGACCGAAGGTCTGACGTTGCGGGTGCCGACCGCTGGCGCCGTGACGGCTGACACCGTTGCCGAGGGTGCATCGGGCGCCCAGGCAGAGCCGACGTTCGTGAGCGAAATGCTGATCCTTCACAAGATCGGTGTTCGCATGATCGCGTCGGAGGAGATGCTGCAGGACTCGGCCTTCAACCTGATGGGACTCTATGCCCAGCGGGCTGGCGAGGGCATCGGTGCTGCCGAGGATCTCCAGATCTGTACGACCGGGGGAACGTCCCCCGATCTGACCGAGGCCATCGCAGGCGGCAACGTCGACGAGGCGACGACCACCGTTCTGATCTTCGAAGATCTGAACACGCTGTTCTTCGCTCTCGGGAAGGCGTACCAGCCGAACTCGACGTTCCTGGCCGGGACGGTGGTCTGCACGCTGCTGTCGAACATGCTGGACGGGAACGGGCAGCCGATCTTGAAGGTGCCGTCGGCAGCCCCGACGCCCGTCACGGACGCCACCCCGTCGGCGATCGGAACCGTCCTCGGACGCCCGATCTACCACGTCCCGCTGGCCGCTGGCACGTTGCTGCTCGGCGACCTCCGGGGATACGGCTTCGTTCGGAAGGGCGGCATCTTCGCGTCCATGTCGACCGAGGTCGGGTTTGCGACCGATACCATCCAGTTCAAGTTCTACGAGAGGGTGGACGGACGCATCATCGACGACGAAGCGATGAAGCAGATGGCGGCTCTGGCGACCGTCGCCTAGTCCGCACCAGAGACAGAAGGGGCAGCCCCGGCGGTGGGGCTGGGGCTGCCCCGTTTTTTTGAGGAGTTCAATCAATGGCAGTACGAAAGACGCAGCCGAAAGCGGCGCCTGTGGATACGAAGGCGCGGCTCCGCGCGATTCGGAAGCTCGCGAGTCCCGTGCCCGACCGGACGGCAACCGATCGTCTGCGCCGGATCGAAGGCATCGCCTCCGGCTCGATCACGCCCGAGATGGGCCGGCTCACGACCTCTCCCGATCTCTTGGAGCGGCTGGCAGCTGGGCAGGCGTCTCGTTCTCCTCGCGTCGGCGACAAGAAGCGAGAGCCCAAGGAGCGTGAGAAGCGTGGCGGCAGGAACCGGATGGAGTCTGGCGGCGCGGATCGCGAGGAGTAGCGCGTGGCGGATCTGACGACGCTCGTTGACGTGAAGCGGTTCATGGGGAACCGGACGAAGGACCACGACTCGCTTCTCACGACCCTGATTTCTGCCGTCACGGCAGAGGTCGAGGCGTGGCTGAAGCGGGCGATCGTCCAGGCTACTGCGACCGACGAGCGGATCTCGGTCTGTAATCCTTCGTTCTACGCGCAGACGCGCTTCTTCCCGATCATCGCCGTGTCGGCACTGACCGAAGGTGGCACGGCACTCGTCGAGGACACGGACTTTGAGATGGCCGAGCACGACTTGGCCGAAGGTCTCATCGTTCGTATTGGCGGCGTGGACGCTGACCCGGTCAACTGGATCTCTACGCCTCGAGCGATCAAGGTCACGTACACGCATGGCTACGCCACGGTCCCGGTCGGGATCCAACAGGCGGCGACGGCGCTGGTCGCGCACGACTTCTACGACTCCGTGCCGAGTGCCAAGGCTCGGTTCGGCCTGCGCTCTCGGACGATGGCTGCCGGCGAGGACGTCACGTTTCTGACCCGAGAGGAGGTCTGGACGAACCAGCTGCCCAGGCTCGCGCCGCATCGGAGGCTATCGGTCTGATGGGCGTTGTAATGGAAATCCGAGTCCAGGGGATGGACGAATGGCTTCTGAAGCTGGACGGCATCAACCCCCAGAAGAACCCACGCCCGATCATCAACGCGCTCGACAAGGGTGCGGCAGTGGTGCAGGAGAACGTCGCCAGTGAGCAGATCGTCGGCGGCAGGGGCAAGGCTCCGCCGCTTCCGACGCGGCTCACGAATCGGCACGGGGGATCTGGGCTCGTCGGCTCGATTCGCGTCAACCGGGCGCCGCTGCCGCGAGCCATCGAGATCGGGACCGACAAGGGATACGGAATCGTTCACGAGCTCGGCGGCACGTTCAACAAGAGGAGCAGCAAGGGGAAGTCCTTCACCGCGACCTACCCCGCGCGACCGTTCCTGCGGCCCGGATTGAAGGCATCCGAGCCTCGCATCCTCCGAATCTTCGCCGCCGAGATCGCCAGGGAGATTGCCCGGTGAGCGTCATCGGAACCGTGATCGCCGCGATCATCGTTGACGTGAAGACCGCCGTTCAGGGCATCGACACGGAGTCTGAGAACCTGCCCGTATCGTCGCTGACCGAGCGCGAGCTTCCGCACGTCAGAGTTCTGGGCTCGTCGTTCGAAGCGGAGCCGCTCGAAGACTTCCTGCAAGAGACCCACCGATGGACCGTCGACTTGCTGCTCGTGCAGAAGGGCGGGACACGCGAGTCGCTCGAGACGAAGATCGAGGCGATCAGGGACGAGATCTTCTCGGACCAGACGCTTGGAGGCGCCGTCGAGCGAGCCCATATGGAATCTGCCGTCCCCCACTCGCAGACGGACGCTGAGAAGTTGATCGGCGTGATCACGGTCATCGCCGAGAAGGTCAAGTCGTAATGGCCACCCCCGCATCCGTAGCAGCCGCAGCCGTGACGAAGATTCTGGCGAACACGACCGCCGACGCCAGCGTCACGCCCGTGCTGCAGAACCGCTTCAAGGTGACAGCCGGCAATACGGACCTCCGCACGCGGACGGTGCTGCGCGGTCAATTCGCCGACTCCAACGTCGTCTACCCGGTGATGGAGTTCTTCTTTGAGTTCGTGCACCACCTCACGTCCTCGACCGATGACAAGACCTACATGGAAGGCGACGCGGTAGACGATCAACTCGTCCTCGCCGTCTCGTCCTTCTGGCGAACGATCGCTGGCGTCTCCGAGATCGGCGAAGACGTATCGATCGAGGAGCCCGAGCGGTTCGGCAACTATATCGTCTGGAAGGGAAGCATACAGCTCGCGGTCACACCGTAGAGCAGAGGGGATAGATCATGGCTGACAAGTACGCGTTTGACGTAGCCGCTGGGTTCGCACCGCAGAGCGCCGAAGGAACCTACAACACGACGCTTGCCGGCATCGTCGCCGCTGGAACGTGGGGTGGCGACGCAGACGGTACGGATCAGGGTCTCCTACTCGGCGCCGCTGGTGTCGGGATCGGCGACTCTGGGCTCGACATCACAATGGAGAAGCGGCGCCTCGTCAAGCCTCCTGTCGGCACGTCGTTCACGCGACCGATGGCAGAGCACCTGGCTGTCGACATCTCGTCGTTCTCGTTCGCGTTCCCGCTCGCGGGTCCGAAGCGCACGACCACTGCGACGCCGATAGATTCGGACTTCGCACCGCTGATGGGCGTCGAAGGCATCATCAACGGGGCGGGGCTCGTGGCTGCGGTGTGGGGGAGTGGCGTGGGCTACTCGTGGATGTTCGGTTCACCCCCCCCGTTCTCGGCGCTGATCGTCGTTTCCGGTCTGGCTCTCGAGCTCAAGGACTGCCGCTGCTCGTCCCTCGCGTTCGAGTTCACACCTGGCAGCGTCGCAATCGCCACGGCGACCATCGAAGTCGGTTCAATCAACGACCCGACGGCAACGCCGCTGGCAGTGTCCGCTCTGCCGACGCTGGACTACGCGCTTCAGTCGTCCGTGTCGTCTCCGGTCGTGGAGTCGATCAATCACGTCTGGGCAGAGGAGCGCGGATTCCAGTCGCTTACGCTGACGATCACCCCGAACATCGTCGACATACCCGACTCCAACGCGACCGATGGAATCATCAAGGAACAGGACGGGCGAGAGACGACGATCGCGGCGACGATGTTTGGTGACTCGACGGGTCTCGGCGAGGTGTACGAAGCTGATCAGCTATTCCAGACAGCCGATTCGGGCCTGGACGAGTTGAGCTTCACGGTCGGCACCGCAGCCACCGGTTCCGATGCTGCGCTCGCTTACAAGGTCAGCATCCCGAAGCCTGAAGTGCTCGACGTGGCGCCCGGAAAGCTCGGCAGCAAGGCTGGTCCGACTGTGAATCTGGTCGCCGGCCACGGCACCGCGAACACTGAGCTGGAGATCACGAACATCTAGCGCCGCCGAGGAGTCTGCCAGATGGCGACGCAGAAGGTCAAAGTCCGAATCGAGGCTGACGGTCGTCAGGCGTCGACCGAGATCAAGCGCACGCAGGGCGCGTTCTCGCGTATGTCGTCCTCGATCAAGACGAACGCGCTCAAGATCGTTGCGGCCCTCGCTGCCGTAGCCGGCGCTTTCCGCCTGATCGACAAGACCGCGCAGGAGATGGGCCAGCGCGGCGCACTCGAAGCGACGCTGAAAAGCCAAGGCGTCGCCATCGACGAGTTTCTGGGCGAGTTGACGAAGCTGTCTGACGCGCAGATCTCGCAAGCGGACCTGATCCTATCGTCGAACCGCGCGCTCAAGCTGGGCATCCAGGCGGCTGATCTGCCGGGGCTGCTCACGACAGCCGCCAACGCCGCCGTCGACCTCGGGCTCACTACCTCGCGAGCCTTCGAGGACATCACGACCGGCATCGGACGCGCTTCGCCTCTGATCCTCGACAATCTTGGAATCGTAGTCGATGCGACGAAGCTCTATGCAGCGTTCG